GTTTCCCAGTCACGATCACTTAGGGCAAGGTTTAACAGCAAATAGGGTTCAGACAATACAAGATAAGGATGGTACTATTGCTCATTTAGATGATATCCCTGCAATTACAATCCCATATAGAGGGCGTACGTCAGCAACGGTAAGTTCTGCAATTTATTCTTTCAATGTGGCAACTACTGGTAATATTGAAATAACAACAGCTAGCGAGGTAACAATAACCATAAGCATGACTAGTATAAGTAGTTCTGTGGGTTATCCAACAATGGTTCATCTAAAGACAACAAGGGTTGGGGGAACAACATTTACCTTTGGTGCAAACATTTTTGATAAAAATGGAATTGTATCTCCTTCAATCGTTTTAGCTGAAAATGAAGAATATACTTTTCATTTTGTCAGCAATAGTTCTTCTGCTGTCAGAGCAACAAATTACTAAAGATAAGGAGATATTCATGATGTTTTGGTACTTTGAATTATTATTTGTACATTTACACTCCAATTGAACGTTTAACAATAAAAATAGAATTGAAATGGAAAGATTTAACAAATTATCATCAGTACTCCGTTATGTAGGTTTGAATTTAAACCCTGCAATCCTTGAAGTAGTCATTACTCTTGACGAGAAATTAGCAAAGGGTGATTTAACTCTTGACCATATTGATGCAGTTGTTGCAGCTATCGATGCTAAGAATCAACCTGCAGATACACCTAGTGAGACTCCTGCTGCTCCTGCTAAAGGTAAGAAACTGGTAAAAGCATAATGAACTCGCTTTCAAAATATCTAATAGCACTTGTCATTGGGATTATCCTAGGGGCAGGTGCTGTTTTTTATATGGACAGATGTCCAGAGCCAGTTACAACCGTGGTAACGCAGACCGATACTATATACAAGACAGTTGTGGATTCTACTGAGATTAAGTTCTTGAAGGAAGAATTGGCAAAGGCAAAAGCTAATGTGGAAACTGTAATCATAAATGTACCTGCAGAGAACCCAATGGGTGGTGAACCTGTGTTCAGAGAGGTTGAAACCCAAAAGTATACTGGCACCGAGGAATTGGATAATGGGACTATAGGGTATGAAATATACGCAGATAGCCTATACGCCTACAAATTCAACTTAGAGACTAAAGAAACAATCATAAACAACACCACAACCATCACCAAATGGGACACACGCTCACGTTTGTACCTAGGTGGAGGATTAGACTTCAATGTCGTAAATAAGCTACCAGAGGCAGCGTCTGTAGGTTTGATGTACAATCGAAAACAGAGGTGGGCTATCGGAGCCACAATAAGCAATAACTTCTCAGGTCTCCTACCTGCAGAGAACGCCACCACAGTAGGTGTCAAGTTCTGGTGGGGATTGGGTAAACGTAAACAGTAGTTCGAGCACCGCTGAACCCTTATTAGGTAAGTCAAGTGTCCCAGTCGAACTCTTTTGCTAGACCTCCATTAACTTGGGGGTCTTTTGCTTTTATAATATTTGCTATCTTTGTACCAAGCAGTATAATCTAAAATCTATTCAAATGATACGAAAAATAAGCATAGGCGTTGACTATAAAGACGCAATGCACTACACAGTAGGGCAGATAATGAGAGGTCAAACCATTCATTTAATTAAGCAAGTAGCTGCCAATCATTACGAAATATACATCACCGATGAGGAAAATGTAACCTTTCTTTGGAAAACGATATTCAATGTTCCAGTAGTTGTGGAATATGATATCAAGGCTTTTTCAAAGTTCGAAAAGGTAGCATGAGGTCACCATTAGATTTCTTGGTAACTCCTAAACACAAAAAGTATAACTCTACTACTCAGATAGGGAATGTAGAGTTTACAAAGGCTGTGTCTATAGAGAACGCCAAGGACGTAAGTAAAGAAGGAATCGTACTAGCTGTCCCACACAACTACAATGGGGCAATAGAAGTAGGCGATGAGGTTCTTTTACACCACAACATCTTTAGGGATTACTATGACCAAAGTGGTCAATTCAAGCATAGTCGTGCTCACATCTACGATGGAATGTACCATTGTATAGAGGAAGAGATATTCTTGTTTCGAAAGGGTTCCGAATGGGTTCCGAACATGGACTACTGTATTGTAGAGCCAATATTGGAAGATAGTATATCCTTACTGGATAAGGGAGACCTTGCACACACGGGTAACATTTACCTTTCAAACAAGCACAAGAGTAAAAGTCCTATAGGGTTTACCCCTGAGTCTGAATATGAAATTGAGATTGATGGTAAGTTCTACTACAGAATGAAGGACTCGGATATATGTCTATACGAAAGATTTGAATTATGATTGGACTCGGCTCCGATATAGAACTGGCGATTGACACCATACTTGATGGTCTGGAGTTACCGATTGACCTATCCACAGTAGAGGATAACAGGTTACGCCAAGCTATGGACTCTAAGGTCTCAGCGTTCAAGTACACTAAGGAACTGCTTGATAAGTGGATAAACTCACCTAATAAGCCTAGTGAAGAGAAGTTCAAGAGTTACATTACCCGTCTAGTCGATACTGGGGATTCTTCCATAGATAGTTTGAGACAGGCACTTCGTAAGAAGATTGATTATGCCGACCTAGACCCTACTAAGATACCAGAGGCTGTGAAGGCTAAATCTAGTATCCTGCAGTACATCCACCAGTTGGATACTTCCTTGATGGAACTTAGGATTCAGATTGAGCAGGACAAGTTCAACCTATCCGATAGAGAGTTCAAGGTTGGGTTCCCAGAGAGGTTCGCCAATGGTGAGTTCTTTCCAGAAGAGAATTATCATACCGAGTGGTATAATGAGGAAGATGGAGCAGTAATGATTTGCCCAAAGGGGACGAAGGGTGAAATAATAGAGATTGAAGGGCTTAAGGTTCAACTTCCAAAGAAACCAAAGAAGGCAGACATACTGTTTTCTAATCTATCAAAGAAGGAGCAGTATTGGAGAAGGGAAGAATTACCAGACGGTATAAATCCAGACACCGAAGATGCCTTTTCCGATTTCATCTACACACAGTTCAGACGTAGACGTGAAGGGGTATGGTTCATGAACAACGGTAAAGCTGAGTACATGACAGGTCACATGTGGTTTGCACTAGAACATTGCAAGATGCGTGATACTGGTGGATACATGGACTTCCGATATGCTCAGATGGAGATGTATTACTTTGCAGAGGCGTGTATCAGGGACAGACGTTCCCTAGGTGAACTCTTCGTAAAGTCAAGACGTACAGGGTTTACATACATTATATTGACAATTATGTTGAATGATGCCACTATGACCAAGAACGTTAACATTGGTCTGACATCTCAATCGGATGCAGATGCTAAGAAGGCGTTTGTAAAGTTCAGCTACATGTTCCAGAACTTACCGTTCTTCTTCCGTCCCGTTGTCAAAGGGGCTGTGGATTCGCACAAGATATTGGAATTTGCAAAACCTTCCGATAAATCCAAGGCATCTAAACTTGCCAGATTGAACAAGACCGAGGACTACTTAAACACTATCATAGATTTCCAACCTACAAAGGATGGTTCTTATGATGGTCAGCGTCTGTATAGGTACCTAGGGGATGAGGCATCCAAGTGGCAGAAACCTGCTAACTACGAGAATCACTTCGGTAGGATTTCACCAACGTTTGACGAAGGTGGTAACATAGTAGGTAAGGCTTTTATTGGTTCTACTGTAAACCCTATGAAAAGAGGTGGTGAAGAGTTCAAGGCTATGTACTACGGTTCGCTTATGACCAAGAGGGACAAACACACAGAACGTACACCTACTGGGTTGTACTCATACTTCCTACCTGCTCATAAGAACATGAGTAAGTTTACCGATAAGTATGGAGTCTGTCATACGGAAACACCTAAAGTAACAACCTACAATGTACACGGTGAGGTTATAAAAGGTGGATCCATTGCATTCCTTGAGGCTAGACGTAAGCAGAAGAAACGTGAATCCGATATTGCATACAACGAAGAATTGAGAGCCTTCCCCATGACCGTACAAGAGGCATTAAGGGATGAGGCTAAATCCAACATATTCAACATTGAAAAGATAAACGAACAACTTGAGGCTGCAGAGAATATGATTCTTGCACACCATATAACTCAAGGTAACTTCGAATGGGAAGGTGGTATCAGGGATACTAAGGTAGTATGGAAACCAAGTCCTACTGGTAAATTCTTCGTATCGTGGATCCCTAAGAAGGAAATGCAGAACGCATATGAGATAAAAAGAGGTGTGAGACATCCATTGAACTCCCATATAGGTTGCTTTGGTTGTGACTCCTACGATATCTCAGGTACCGTTTCTGGAAAGGGTTCCAAGGGTTCGTTACACGGTGTTACTGGTTTTACCATGGAAGATGCACCATCTAATGTTTTCTTTTTGGAATACATCTCCAGAGCAGCCACAGCAGAAATCTTCTTCGAGGACGTGCTAATGGCATGTGTATTCTACGGAATGCCAATACTCTGTGAGAACAACAAACCTAGATTATTGTATCACTTCAAGAACAGAGGGTATAGAGGTTTTTCATTATCTCGTCCAGATAAGGCAGCTAATAAGCTATCGGTTACGGAAAGGGAGTTGGGAGGGATTCCATCTTCGTCTAAAGATGTCATAACAACCCATGCCTCCTTCATTGAAAATTTTATTAGTAACTTTGTAGGAGTTTATAATGAGCAAGATGAGACAAAACAGGTACGTGAATATGGTTCCATGGGGAGCATGTTCTTTAAGCGTACACTGAAGGATTGGCTACAATTTGACATTACTGCTAGGGAAAAGCACGATGCCACGATTAGTTCTGGTTATGCGTTGATGGGATTGAACAGAGCCAAGTTGACTCCAGTTCCCGAATTGAAAACTATCAGTATAGGAATGGCTACATTTGACAATAAAGGACATCAAAGCAAACTAAGATAATGATTAAAACAAGCAACGAGATTTTCAGTACAGCAGGTTTTCCTGACGTTTTAGACACCAACAAGGATTCTACTGAGTTTGGTGGTAAAGTCGGTAAGGCTATTGAGAATGAATGGTTCAAGAGGAACAAGAATAGCGATGCTAGGTTCTACGATAACCAATTCAAATACCACAGACTTAGGTTATATGCCCGTGCGGAACAACCTATACAGAAGTATAAGAATGAGATGGCTATCAATGGTGACCTTTCATACTTGAACCTTGACTGGACTCCTGTACCAATTCTACCTAAATTTATAGATATCGTTGTAAACGGTATATCCAATAGGTCATTCTCAGTAAAGGCTCAGGCTGTTGATTCATTAGCTACCGAGCAACGTAGTAAGTACGTAATCGAGATGGAGAAGGATATGGTTGCTAGACAAATGTTGATGGAAGGACAAGAAGTCCTAGGTGTCAATGGTTTTGCAAACGACCCTAACTCTGTACCAGAAACCACAGAGGAATTGAACGTACACATGCAACTTAACTACAAGCAAGCTATTGAGATTGCAGAGGAAGAGGCTATTGACTACATATTTAAAGCAAACGAATTTAACGATATCAAGAAACGATTTGACTACGATGTAGCTGTGTTGGGAGTTGGTGCAATGAAACACACCTATGACCCATCATTCAAATCAGGTATCAAGATAGAATATGTTGACCCTGCAACGTTGGTTCACTCCTACTCGGAAGACCCATATCGTCAGGATTGCTATTACTTCGGTGAAGTAAAGAAAATACCACTTACTGAACTTAGAAAGATAAACCCAGAGATTACTAAAAACGAAATGGAGCAAGCCAAAGGTGCTGCTGCAGATTGGGAGGTTTACCATAGGTTCAAGGAAGACCAGAGAAGTGGATTCGATGGTCATGAGACCAACGTACTGTTCTTCAACTACAAAACTACAAAAGACATTGTCTATAAGAAACGAGTAAATCCTAATACTGGTAAGGTCAGCCTTATCGAGAAAACAGAGGATTGGAACCCACCTGCAGATAAGCTAGGTGATTCTAAAAGAATCGTTAAGACTATAGACGTATGGTACGAAGGTGCGCTAGTACTAGGTAGTAACATACTATTGAAGTGGGAACTTGTTAAGAACATGGTAAGACCTAAGTCTAACAACTCCACAGCAATGGCTAACTACGTAGTGGTTGCCCCTAGAATTTATGACGACAGAACTGAATCATTATGTCAGAGAGGTTCAATCTTCGCTGACCAGATTCAGATTGTGAGCATGAAACTACAACAAGTAGCAGCCCGTGTTGTACCAGATGGTGTATACATTGATGCTGATGGTCTAAACGAAATTGACCTTGGGGATGGAAGTAAGTACGACCCTAAGAGGGCATTACAATTATTCTTCCAGACAGGTTCGGTCATTGGTAGGTCATTGACATCTATGGGTGAATTTAACCATGGTGCTGTACCAATTAAAGAAATCAATAACAACTCAGGACGTGCTAAGATACAGGCACTTATTGAATTGTATAACTATTACCTACAAATGCTTAGGGATGTTACTGGTCTTAACGAGGCAAGTGATGGCTCTACTCCAGACTCTAGGTCATTGGTCGGTGTGCAAAAACTTGCAGCACTTAACTCAAATACCGCTACACGTCACATTCTTGACGCAGGTGTTTATATGACCAAGAAGATTGCAGAGGCTGTGGGTTACAGAATATCCGATGTACTTGAGTATTCAGATGATAAGAAGACTTTCATCCAAGCTATAGGGAAGGCTAACGTTTCAATCTTACAAGAGATTTCAAAACTATACCTTCACGACTTCGGTGTATTCATCGAGATATCACCAGATGCACAAGAGAAGGAGTACCTTGAGCAGAACATCCAACAGGCTCTTGCGAAAGAACTTATTTACTTGGATGATGCTGCCGAACTGCGTGACATTAAGAACGTCAAGTTGGCAAATCAACTGATGAAAATCCGTAGACAAGCTAAACTTAAAGAGGAACAAGAGCGTCAAAAAGACCTCATCAAGACCCAATCCGAGGAACAAACTAAGACTGCACAAGCTAAGGCTCAGGCTGACCAAGCTAAGGAACAAGCTAAGGTTCAGGCTCAGATTGCAATCGATACTAACCTTAAGGATTTAGAGAATAGAAATCAAGATGAGGAAATGAACCGTAAGGAATACCTAATGAGTGTGGAGTTTGAGTACAACATGCAAATTAGAGGTATGGAGGCAAGTACCAAGACAACGGTGGAGAATCAAAAAGAAGATAGAAAGGACAAACGTCAAAGAGAGCAAAACACAGCTACATCTAAGATTGCAGACCAGAAGGCTAAGGGTAAGGCACCCGTTAACTTCGAGTCTACAGAAGACTCTTTAGATGGATTTGATATGTCATCTTTCGAACCAAAATAAAGGAGTGAAAACAGGGGGTCTAAAGGTAAATAATATTATTATTATCTTTGTACCGATAAGTATATAATCTAAAATCTATTCAAATGAAATTAAAACCAGTAAATGTCGATTTGGACATAGAAGGAAATACTGTCGTGAGTGACGTGCCCCAAAACGAACCAATTAAAGAAGAAGGCAATGAACCACAACCAACAGATGACCCAGTTGAACCAATTCCAAACCAAGATGGAACGGATGATGGAGAACCTACAGGAGATGGACAGGGAGATGAGCCAACGCCTAACCAAGGTGAGCCAGAACCTCAACCAGATGTAGAACCTGAGCCAGATGTTGAGTCAGAACCTCAACCAGAACCTGACGATAATGATGTAGTTGATTACGATGAACTACCAGAGGCTGTGCAAAGGTATCTTGATTTCCATGAGGAAACTGGAAGGAGTTTAGAGGATTTTATCAAAGCACAAACAAAGTGGGACGATAAACCTCAAGAGCAAGTAATAAGAGAATACTATCAAAGGATTAATCCGAACTTAGATGCAGAGGATATCAACTTTGATTTAGAAGATAGTTTTGGATTTGACGAATACATCGATGATGAGCGTACAATCCAAAGAAAGAAAATCGCTAAGAAGAAGTTCTATAGTGAGGCGTTAAAAGAACTGAACGCTGAGAATGCGAAATATGGTACCGTGCTTGAGTCAAGTGCATCCATTCCACAATCAGCTAAGGAGGCAATCGCCTTTAAAGAACAATTTGAGGCACAACAAGCAGCTAGTTCGAAAGAGTTAGATGCAAAACGAGATTACTTTGTTAAAGAGACTGACAAGGTTCTTAGTAAAGATTTCAAAGGTTTTGAAATTGATTTAGGCGAAGGTGTAAAAGCTACATACAAGCCTGAGAACATACAGAAGACGAAAGAGCAAAATCTCAACGTGAATAACTTGTTAAGCAAGTTTACTGACAAAGATGGCAACATCACCGATGTACAAGGATATCATATGGCATTGACATTTGCATCCGACCCTGCAGCAGTAGCAAAACATTTCTATGAAATGGGACAGGCTGACAACGCAGACAAGGACGCACGGAAAGCTAAGAATATCGACATGGGTACTAGACAGGTTAATCAACCTCGAAGTACTGGTGGATTCAAGGTGAGGGCTGTGGATGTTGGAGAACAGAAACAACGAGCGACATCAAAACCAATTATTAAACTAAGGAATTACTAACTTTAACATTTAAAACCAATTAAACAATGGCATTAGCAGCATCACCAACGTTTAGCTTGACACCTAGCCCAGAGCCACAGGTACTAGCTACAAATTATATCACCGACTTCGACTTTTTGAAGACTGAGTTGCCTGATACTTACTCTGAGAACTTCGAGAGATATGGTAATCGTACGATTGCATCTTTCTTGAGAGCATCCTCAGCCGAGTACCCTTGCACCTCTGACCTTATTAAGTGGACAGAAGAAGGTAGATTACACACACAGTACACAGACGTAAGTCGTGCTGTAGGAACTAACACGTTCACAAAAACAGGTCACAACTTCCGTAAGCGTCAAACTATTATCATCTCTGATGGTTCAGTAGTTGAGAAGGCTCTTATCACGGATGTACCTGATGTGAACACATTCACAGCAGTTTCTTTCCTTTCTGGAGGATTTACTCACGCAACAGCATCCGCTACACTTAAGGTGTACGTATACGGTTCTGAGTTCGGAAAAGGAACAAATGGTATGGAAGGTGCATTAGAGGCTGTTCCTGAGTTCTTCGAGAACAACCCTATCATCATCAAAGACAAGTACGAAGTCAATGGTTCAGACATGACTCAAATCGGTTGGGTAGAAGTATCTACTGAAGGCGGTGGTTCTGGTTACCTATGGTACTTGAAGTCTGAGCACGAAACTCGTTTACGTTTTGAGGATTACCTTGAAATGTCAATGGTAGAAGGTGTTCCTGCTGAGGCAGGTTCTGACGCTGCTGCCGTAGCGAATGGTACCAAAGGTTTATTCCACGAAGTGGGTAGCAGAGGTAACCTTTTCAACGGAGTTGCATCAGCACAAGCTGATTTTGATAACATCTTGAAGAGACTTGACAAGCAAGGTTCTATCATGGAGAACATGTTCTTCGCAGACAGAGACCAAAACTTGGCTATCGATGACTTCTTGGCAAGCAAGAACTCTTACGGTGCAGGTGGAACATCTTACGGTGCTTTCAACAACCAAGAGAAGATGGCGTTGAACTTAGGATTCTACGGATTCCACAGAGGTTCTTACGAGTTCTACAAGACTGACTGGAAATACCTTAACGATGCATCCACTCGTGGTAACATCGATGGTACTGGTAAAGTAAGAGGTCTAATCGTACCTTCTGGTACTAAGACAGTTTACGACCAAATCCTTGGGAAGAAAATCCGTCAGCCTTTCTTACACGTTAAGTACCGTAAGTCAGCGACTGAGGATAGACGATACAAAACTTGGTTGACTGGTTCAGCAGGTGGAGCGTCTAACTCTGACCTTGATGCAATGCAAGTTCAGTTCTTGTCAGAGAGAGCACTTGTAGTTATCGGAGCGAACAACTTCTTATTAATCGAAGACTAAGCATAGCTTATTAAACTAGGGGGTGGTGTAACAACTACCCCCTTTTTATTTATATTATTTTCAGTATCTTTGCACCAGTAATAACATCTAATCTAAATTCAAATGGCATCTAAGAAGAATACCCCTGCCTTCGCTAAAGGCAAGACAAGGACTTACATCCTTACACAAAAAGCAACACCCATTACGTATCAACTACGTTCTAGGGACACACAGCACAACCCCTTACAATATTTCGATGGAGATGGTCTAAGAGCACTTCGTTACTTGAGTAATCAGAAGGAAATCTTCGTTGACGCTCAGAACGATAATCTAGCCATCCTTGGTACCGTACTTTTCGAAGACGGTAAATTAGTGGTTGACGCTCAGAACACAACTCTTCAATTCTTCTTACTACATCACCCAGATAATGAGGTGAACGGTGGTAGTAGGTTTAAGGAATTTGACCCAGAGTCTGTGGCTAAGGACGAACTTGACAAAATGGAACAACAGTACGAGGCTATCAAGATAGCCTTGGAAATGGACATCACCGACCTTGAGGCTATCGGACGTGTACTATTTAAGTCTAAAGTTGACACAATGCCAACTTCTGAACTTAAGAGAGACGTTACATTATATGCCCGTAACAACCCTGCCAAGTTCATTGAACTAGCAAATGACTCTGACATTAAGTTGAGAAACTTAGCAAACAGAGCAGTAGACTTGAACATTATCGGTGTAAGAGACGATAATACTACTATCTACTGGGTTGACAGTAAGAAGGTAATTGTGAAACTACCATTCGGTAGCAATCCTTTCACCTCCCTTGCTCAGTACTTTAAGACTGACGAAGGAGCCGAAGTAATGAAGGCTATTGGAGTGAAGTTAGGAAAATAACAACCAACCAATCATAGAGAGAGGATATGTGCAAGTAAGCATGTATCCTCTTTTTTGTTTATCTTTGTGAAAAGATTTAAGCAAATGATTGATAACGTTAGAAAAGTAGTACACGACTTTCTGGAGAAGGATAATCGAGGTTGGATACAACCAGAGAGGTTTAACAGATATGCGTACCTAGCACAAATAGAGATATTTGAGTCCTACTTCTATGAATATAACAGATGGCTTAATTTGCAGAATAAGCGAATGAGTAACACGGGCTATTCTGACATTCCCAAGAATATTAGGGAGAAGTTGGATAGATTCCAGAAGGACGGGGTATTGACATACGATACCGATAGATTCTTCGCACCTGCAGATACCTACAGGGTTATGGAGATTTACTATAACGACAATAGAATAGAAGAGACAACTAAAAGGAGAGCCAATCTTCTGAACAAATCAAACCTCACAGCACCATCCACATCATATCCAATCTACTACAAATTAGAGGATGAGTTCGTTGTATTACCTGCAACAATAATAGACAGCGTAGAAGTTAACTACATAAGAATACCTGCCACTCCTAAGTGGACATATCAAATGGTATCAAACAATCCAGTATTCAACCCTTCTAACGGAAGTTATCAGGATTTTGAAATACATCCATCGGACGAGTATAAACTTGTCTCTAAAATATTAAGCTACGTTGGCGTGTCTGTGAGAGAGCAGGATATCGTACAGTATGCGGAAGGAAAGCAACAACAGCAAACAGTAAACGAAAATAGAGCATAATGGCAGTACTACCAACAGGGGTAACCCCACAAGACTTTTACGAAAACCCTGCATACGAAGATTTGCAAGGTGGTTATCAGTACGTGACATTGGCTGACGTTATCAATAACTTCGAATTAATGTACGTAGGGGATGATAAACTCATCAACAACATAAACCGTGACATTGTTCTGTTTCACGCTAAGAGAGGCTTGCAGGAGGCTAATTTCGACATTCTAAAGGAGATTAAGGGTATAGAAATAGATTTGAGTGAGACTTTGACGTTAATCCTCCCAGAGGACTACGTAAAGTATGTCAGAGTGTCATGGGTCGATAGGGCAGGTAACTTCCACCCTATGGTGATGAACGATGATACAAAGATTGCAGAGGCTTATCTTCAAGATAACGACTACAATATCCTATTCGATGAATCAGGAAATGTACTTAAGGCTGCAGATAACAGTTACGACCAGACAAATATACCTTCTGGGTACAGACAATATCGAGTTGATAATGATGGTTTCGATTACTCAGAACTAAGAACTAGTGGCAGATTCGGTCTCAACACAGCAAAAGCTAACTACAATGGATGGTTTACTGTGGACAAGTCCAGTGGTGTCATGAAATTCTCATCCAATGTCGGAACCAGAACAATAGTACTTGAGTACATATCAGACGGACTGGAATCCAGTGACCCTGATAAGGTAAGAGTGCATAAGTTTGCAGAAGAGGCTCTGTACAGATACATTGAATGGATGATTCTCGATTCTAAGTTGGGTATACAAGAGTATATCATAAAAAGGAAGAGAAAGGATTACGATGTAGCTAGGAGAAGAGCCAAGATGAGACTCAACGGTATTACCTTTGATGACATCATGCAAGCAATGAGAGGTAAAGACAAAAGGATAAAGTAATATGAAATTAAGACAAGCCTTTTACGGGGCGAAGATGAACAAGGACTTAGACCTACGTTCAATCGCCAAGAATGAATATCTACATGCCGAGAACGTTCGTATCATCACTCCAGATGGTGCTAACGCTAGTACGGTGAGGTTTGCATTGGGTAATAGTCAACTTTCATCATTCAACTTTGGTACCAACGCTAAATGGATGGGTCATGAGGTTGATTACTTTGCCAACACTATTCGTTGGGCTGTCAAGTCAGATACTGGTAACTACGTGGTTGAATACAACGTACTGACTGATACTGAGTCAATTATACTACAAGATACACGTGCAGGTGCAGCAAACATCCTAAACTTTCAGGATGGTTTTGAAATGACTGACATTCGTTTCATCAATGATAACGACAATGGTAGGTCTTTCATGTTCATGACGGATAACTTCAATGAACCAAGGTACTTCAACATAGCTAGGGCTAAGACTTACGGTCTCAACGGTTTCGATGAGGCAGACATCTCTTTGATTAAGATGCCACCATTGAACGCACCTTCCTTGACATTAGGTGATACCGTTTCTCAGGAAGAGAATAACCTAGAGAGTAAGTTCGTTGCATTCGCATATAGGTACAAATACTTAGATGGTGAATTTAGCGCATTATCTCCTTTCTCGGAATTTGCTTTCAGGGCGAAAGGTTTCAGCTACGATTACGCCACATCTACCAACAACTCCATGTTCAATAGGTACAGTAAGGTCGATGTTGCCATTGACACTGGAACTTCTAGGGTTGTTGCCATTGATATTATATTCAAAGAGGCTGTCAGCAACACAGCATGGATTGTAGAAAGAATCAGCAAGGATGATAAAGGATGGGCAGATAATACTACCCAGACTATTACATTCTCGAACAACAAGATATTACAAGCACTTGACAGTACGCAACTGGCAAGGGTATATGATAACGTACCTTTGAAAGCCAAAGGTTTAGAGATAATTGGTAACCGACCAATCTTCGGAAACTACACAGAGAACTATGACATTATTGACGGTGTTGGAAGTACTATTTATCCATCGCTATCACTTGGTTACACGTCTACAGCAGGGACTGTGGGTGCTCCGTACACTACTGTCAAGAGTATCAGGGACTATGAAATAGCGATTGCATACCTAGACGGTAAGGGTAGAATGACTACACCTATTACGAGTACTGACAACACAACGTTCGTGTTGAATGGGGATGCGGATAAGGAAAACAAACTACAAGTTACAATTGACAGTAAGGCACCTGCGTGGGCTACCCACTACAGGTTCTTCATAAAGCAATCTAAGACTTCTTATGATACTGTGGCACCCGTTGTCTTCTACAGAGACGGTGTGTACGCATGGTTGAAGATTGAAGGGAGCGATAGGAACAAGTTCGAAGTTGGGGATATAGTATACGTAAAGTCTGACACTTCTGGTCTAAGGACTGAGGTTACCCAGACCAAGATACTTGACATCCAAGACCAATCTAGGAACTTCCTCGAAACTGACCCTGTCATCATCGATGGTACTGAGACTTTACAGTTAGAAGGTACCTACTTCAAGGTAAAAGCTACTGGTTTCAGTCTAAGTTCAGATGCGGTACAGATATACGATGATATAGGTGGTGGTTACCGTAGTAACTCAACCCCTAATAACTTCTCAGGTAGTCAAGACTACATTGAGCAACCTGTATATTATGGTACCATAGGTGTGGATGACTTGTCAAGGTCAGGGACTTACACAGGTTCTGTTGATATCAGGTATGAGATTGAGATTATGGCAACTGGTGCTCCAGATACTTTCAGGTGGAGAGAGGTTGACGCTACAAACGGCACAACTGGTGCATGGAACGATAACGCAGGTTTAGGTATAAATATCACTGGGGCTGCTCAAGTATTGTCAAATGGTGTAAGTATTACATTCGGTGATACTGTGAACCACCAGACGGATGACGCATGGGTAGTATCAGCCAAGTCGAAAGATGTAACCGACTCTTGGAATGGTGGAGGTAGTGTTGGTGGTAACGGTAGACGTGCCATCGTCATGTATATGGGTAAAGACCCTGTAGTAGATGAATCCATAAAAGGTGGAGCCACTATCACAATTCGATACGATGACAGCGCATCTGGTTCAGATGTAGCTGACCAGATTCCTGCATTTGAGGATACCTTTACAACTACTCAGGCTTACGCAAACCTAGAGGAATGGTTCCATGGGGACAATATAATCTCACAGATGACCTACCCTAACTCTTTGGACAGGGTATGTTTCCGTAGAGGTACATTTACGAAGTTCGTTGACGGTCTTGAGCAGGTGACTAACATCACAGGTAATGCCAACGATGAAATGATTATGCTATTCCTATCTTCTGCCAACTACACAGGTGGTGGTAAGGTAAGGGTACCTGCATCTATCAACATCTCAGAACTTGACAACAATATTATATTCGAGACTATTCCGATTGATAACAACTCGGATATCTTCTACGAATTACCATATACATATACAATCAGTGGGGACAATCACTTAGGTGCAGCAGGGGATACTAACCAAGTATTTGGTTCTGTCAACGCTGTGATTAACCTAGACTATTTCAACTCGTTCGGTTGGGCTAACGGTTTTGAATCTTACAAGATTGGTGATAGCTTTAACGGTAAGGAGATGATACTTGACACAAAACCTTTGTCACCAATAGATGAATACAAGCAGGTCACTAGGATTGCATCCTTGACATATGGTGGGGTTTACGAGCGTACAACTAGCTACAATGCAGTAAATGAGTTCAACCTATCCCTTGCCAACTACAAGGACATGGATGATGCATTCGGTAGTATCCAGAAGTTATTCTCAAAAGATACCGACCTGTATGTTTTCCAAGAGGACAAAACTCACAGAGTACTATACAGTAAGGACGTTCTATTCAATGCAGACGGTTCTGGTAACGTGCAACAGAGTACTAATGTACTTGGTCAGGAGATTGCATTCGCAGGGAAGTACGGCATCGGCTTACATCCAGAGTCATTTGCATACCATGGTAACATGATTTATCACGTTGACGGTGACGCAGGTGCGCTCATGAGGCTAGGTGGTGACGGGTACACAGAGATATCCAACTACGGGTTCCAGAACTACTTCCGAACACTACCTACGCAGACATTATTCGTTGGAGGTTATGACCCATTCGATGACGTTTACATGTTGAATGTTACCAGTACGGGAACTGCCCGTACGTTATCGTACAGCGATAGGGTTAATGGTTTCCCAGTATTCTATTCTTATGTACCAGAGGCTATGTTGAACATCAACAACAAGTTCTACAGTATTAAGAATGGTCAACTGTACCAACACCACGTATCCAATGTGGAGGGTGGAGTAATTATCAACCGTTTCTATGGTGAGGAATTTGACGCTCACATCGAGACAGTATTCAACGATGCACCTAATGATATCAAGGTATTCAAGAACATCAACATCGAGGGTAACTTCGCATGGGAAACTTCTCTTGAGACTAACTTGACATCTAGTTCAATCGCAGCAAGCGAGTACGAAGAGTTTGAATCTGAGTTCTACGCATACATAAGAGGTAACGCTCCTGCAACGTACGACTTTTCTAGCGTATCCGCAGTACAAGGTCTTGGTACCATTGTGAACATAACGGGTAACGTAATTACAATAGGAGCACCGTACATCAATGAATCATTAGCAGTAGGTGACGATGTGATAAGATTCTCAGGAGATGACAACTACACAGTAGTAGGTAACGTGGTTTCAATAAACTATGACACCAATGAGATTACTCTCGATGCTGTGGAAGTTGGAACTGGGTTTGACTTTGTAATGTTAGCCAAGGACGGTAGGAGTGAATCATCAGCAATGAAAGGTTACTATATGAAGGTTACATTAACATCGGCAACCTCAACAGTAGATGCCGAGTTATTTGCCATAAACACCGAAGTATTTAAGAGTACCGATTAATTTTGTATCTTTGTTGTAATGGAATATAATACTATGGAGTTATACAATGTTAGGATGTTGGATGAATCCGACTACGAGATTCTTGTAGAATGGTGGAACTGGTGGAAATTTACACCACCACCTAGAGATTTCTTACCAGAGAATGGAACATGTGGAGTCATTATAGAAGACTCAAAAGGAGTTCCACATTGTGCAGGTTTTTTATACTTGACTAATAGCGGTGCAGCATGGGTAGAGTTCATAGTATCCAATCCTGATATAAAGGATAAGACAGTTAGAAAGTTAATGTTGAATGGTTTAATCAATGCCATATCGTCATACGCCAAGTCTAACGATGTGAAATGGATTTTTACAAGTGTAAAGAATAAGAGCCTCATTGATAGGTATTCCGATTGCGGATTCACAGTAGGTTCAAAGGAAACAACAGAAATGATAAAACGATTATAAAACATGGCAGTAGGGATATACAAGATAACTTCACCAAACGGTAAGATTTATGTTGGACAATCTGTTGACATTGAAAAAAGATGGAGTAGGCACTACAGATATCTTGGTAATTCTTCACAGGACAGACAACCTGTATTACGTAACTCTATGAAGAAGTATGGATTTAAAAATCATATCTTTGCAATGATAGAAGAATGTAATATTGAAGATTTAAATAAAAAAGAGAGATATTGGCAAATACTCTTAAAACCAGAACTTAATTGTAGAGTTCAAGGATTAGATGATAAGAGCGGATATTTATCCGATAAAGTTAAAAAGAAAATATCACAGTCTAGGAAAGGACATGTGGCTTGGAATAAAGGAACTAAGACGGGAAAGCCTTCTGGTTCAAGTAAATTAATAGTAAATGAAGAGACAGGTATATTTTATACCTCTATTCAAAAGGCAGCAAATAGTATAGGAATGAATAGAACTACGTTAAACGCAATGTTAACTGGTCAAAATTCAAATAGAACATCATTTCGATACGTTTAACTTTTAAATTATAAGACATTGGCATTAGCAACATCAGCAGCAATTATAGGTGGTATCTCCGCAGCAGGAGGTATCGCTAAGACTATATCTGGAGCCAAGAGAGCGAAAGCTGTCAAACAGGCTCAGGCTAGGTTTAGGAGACAAGAACTAAGTAATGTAAACGAAGGTAGGAGAATATCCACCAGAGGTGCAGACTTGGCAAATGAACAGAACGCCAGAGGTATGGCTACATCTGCAGACGCACTTCGTTCTGGAGGTGTCCGTGGAGTTGTAGGTGGTATGCAAAGCGTACAAGAGGCTGCTAATAACAACGCTAATCAAATCGGTGCAGGTCTTGACCAACAACAAGTACAACTCGATAGAGAGGTTGCGCAAGATGAGGCTCGTATTCAAGCAATGCAGGAGCAGAGAGACAATGCCGAACTTCAAGCTATGCAAGCACAAGCCAACGCAGCACAGCAAGATATATGGTCAGGAATTGGTGATATAGCAGGAGCAGCAGGTGGAATGGCTGCAGGTATGGGAGACCCAACTAAAGGACTTGCAGGTGGAAAGGTACTTGGAGCCAAGACAATGGGTGCCGTAACTGGTAATGCTCTAACAGGGAATAATGAAATAATCGCACCTCTATTCACAGGGAAAATCTAATAAAAATGGCAGAAAACACTTCAATTATAGGTTCAGCACCTACTCAAGCTATACAGACTGACTTTGGTGACATAATGAACCAGAGTCTCAGTAGGGCTGATACGCTTAGGCGTGAGAAGAAGGCAGAGGATGAAGTACTTCGTAAGGAGAAACTTGCTCAGACCGAGAAGTTCAGAGATACTTATGGATTTGATGAAGACCTTATGGTTCTTCAAGATTCTGAGTTCCGCACATTGAACGATGCCACTACACAGACAATGCACAAATTGCGTGACAGATACTACGATGTTTTTAAGCAACTAGAGCAAACTCCGAACGACCTTGAAGGTAAGAAGAGACTAGGTAAGATTACATCTTCGATTAAGAACATCCGTCAATCATATGAAAAGATGCAGTTGATGGGTGAGGACTACAAGAAGAAACTTGCAGAAGGTAAACTTAGTGGTGTACATGAAAAGAAATGGCAAGAGATTCTTGAGGCTACCGACCAAGGTACCCTTAACATTCAACTTGACAAGAACGATAACCTACAATTTATGTTTTACGATAAACCCGATAAGGATGGTAACGCTACCCTTGGTAAGGTTATGTCGTATAAAGAACTAATCCAAGGTTCCCTTTATGATAAAGTTGATATCGCAGAGAACATCGATGGTATTGTTAAGAGTTTCGGAGAGAACATCACAGCCTCTATAGAAGGAGGATTTGCTGTGACTGAAAGCGAATTAGGTGAAACCAATAAGGAGATTGCCTCTGATATGATTATGGGACAACTGGAGGATGATGCTGTGATGGCTGACATCCTTAACCAGATGGAAGGTTCCATGCAAGAAACTGACTTTACCGATGAGCAAAGGTTAAAGGTTCACGATGAGATGATGAAAAGAGTTGAGGCTCGATTCGGTAAGAAGGTGCAGAAACAACAACTTAGGGATGATAGAACATCTGCAGACAAGACTAAAATCTCTTACGAAGATAATATAGGATTAGCTAAAGATTCAGTTACTGGGCAACCTGTAACAGTAGACGGTAGTGTGGGGTTCGTACTTCAACAAGGAGTACAACTTGATGCAGCCGATAAGTATGCGAAGGTAGATGAGGTATTCATCAACCCTTCAAGTGGTGCCCTATCATATAGAGGTCAGCAAAAACGTAAAGTTGAGGCTGAGAATTTAAGTGCTCAAGATAAGGCAGACCTAAAGGATGCAGGGTATGAAGGTAAGTTCCCAGACCAGATTGAGGATAAAACTGAACAACAACAAGCTATCGAGGCGATACAAGCAATCTTCGCTGACACACCACGCTTGCAAACTGAAACAGTTTTCGTATCTTTGTCAGGTAAAGACGCAATGGCAGCAGGAAAAATAGCCAAAAGGCTAGGATTTAAGGACGCAATCGAAATGAAAGACTTCCTTAAGAGTAAACTGCCAACTAACGGGAACAAACCAAAAGCATACTAATGAACGAAGAAATTCTACAAAAACTATACGAGAACGCAACATCACAATTTGATATGCCAGACTTTGAAACTTTCAAGGCTGATATGCAAGATGATGCTAAACTATCCAAGTTCCGTGACGCAATGTCACAGCACTATGATATACCTGAGTTTGAAGTATTCAAGAGTGATTTAGGATTAAAAAAAAAAGACGAAAGTCAACCAGTCCAAGGTCAAGAGGATTTGGTTGGACAAGACGTGGCTCAAGATACTACATTGGATTCAGAACAGGCACCAACGGAAGTTGGGGTTTCGGCATCTTCAAGTGGAACCTTAGCCAAGTTTGAAGACCCAAAAGACCCACGTAATCAATCATTTATAGACAAGAAACTAGGTATGGGATTCAAGATGGCAGCATCTGGGATTGCATCTATACCTACGCTTATCACCCAATCCTTGTTCACAGCAGTAGCTAGTGACGAGGAAATGGCTATGGTAAACAAAATGGAACCTGCCGAGAGAGAAGACTTCATCAATAGAGTTGTCAATCCTTTTATGGCAGGTGTTGCAGGTTCTGGTATTGCCGAAGGTGCAGGTAAGGCTGCTAGAGGTCTTGTAGAAAGGACTCAAGAAGTAGAGGCAAGCCTAGAGCAGTTCGAAACTACTATGGGTCAAGACGTTGCTAATGGTGATTTCCTTCAAGCAGGTAAGAGAATGGCAGGGGAACTTGCACAAACAGTCCCATCTATACTACAAACAATGATTCCTGTGATAGGTCTTGCGTCAGTTGGTGCAGGAGCAGCAGGTTCGAAGTTAAGAGATATCCAAGCCGAAGGGGATGACCTTTCTGGTGCAGCAATAGGGAATGCTTATATTTCTGGTGCAGCAGAGGCTGTATACGAGAAGTTTACCAAAGGACAGGCTGACAAGATATTATCCGCATTCGGAAAGGGTGCAATTAAGGCTACAAAAGAGGCAGCAGAGCAAACATTGACTTCATTCTGGAAGGAATTAGGATACGGTGTTGGTGGAGAGATTCTAACGGAAGAGGCTACATACTTGACAGACAAGGCAGCAGATTACTTATTTAGAGGTAAGACTGTGGAATTTCAAGACGCATTACTGGAGATGGTGGATATAGCCATGGTATCTGGTGTGATGGGTGGTGTGATGTCGGCAGGTGGAACGGCACCTAAAATGCTACACGAAAAGAAAGTAAAGCAGTATATAGACAAAACTATCGAAGGTTCTAAGTGGACAGATTTATCTGAGGTATTTAATCAACCATTGGCTGATGGACTTAGTACTGACCAAATTAAGATAGCAGGTATGCCATACTCAAAGGCATTCTTGGAGCAGAGTTTAATGAGAGATGTCAAGAGTGGTCTTATAACAATGGATGACGCTAAACAGTCTCTTGCTATTTTCCAAAAAACACAAGATTACGTACAAACTATAAAGAACTCAAATAAGCCCTTTACAGAGGCGCAATTAGAAAAGGCGGTTAACCTTATCAAGGAGAAGGATAAACTGCAGCAGACGATAGATGGGACTGATAAGGCGTTGGTTCAAGACGAAATTGCAAGAAGTAAAGTCATAGATGAGCAACTTGCCAACTTAAGTAGTGGTACGGAGGTTATAAAGGGGAACCCTGATAAGGTATTCACCGAGACTAATAATGACATACCTCAAGTTGTAGAACAGTATAAGAAAGAAAAAGGTATCACAAATGATGCAGGGGAGAAGATAATCGAACTTGACATTGAGCAATCTAAGAACATTGCCGATGAGTACGATAAAATGGAACATGCACCTAATGACCCAGAAGTCAAAGAGGCTTACACAGCCATGGCTACTGAGACAATGGAACAATATGATATGCTTGAAAAAGCAGGTTACAAGGTTGAGTTGTACGAAGGTGAAGGGGAACCATATGCAAATAGTGCAGAAATGGTTAAGGATTTGTCAGAGAACAAGCACCTTTATGTATTCGCAACCGATTCTGGTTTCGGAGATGGAGCAATCACAGCAGAACAACGTGCGGAAAATCCACTACTTGAAGACTCAGGTATAACTGATGTTAACGGTAAACCGTTGGTTATCAACGATGTATTCCGTTTTGTACACGATGCTGTGGGTCATGGTGAACGTGGTAACGCATTTGGTGCCATAGGTGAAGAGAATGCATGGGATGTACATGCTAGAATGTACTCCGACAAAGCACGTAGAGCGATGACTACTGAAACCAAGGGTCAAAACTCTTGGGTAAACTTCAATAAGAAAATGCGTAATGAGGATGGCTCAGTCAAGAAGAAGGGTGACGAAGGTTACCTATCTGTGACTGAAAGACCTTTCGCTGACCAGAAGATTGGATTACTACCAGAATGGATATCTCAAGTAGGTAAGAATAAAGAGACCGTTAAAACAGAGGCTACTCCTAAGAAGGACGGTAAGGCAAAAGTGACTACGCCTAAAACTGTGGGAGAGGCTATTGACAATCAAGTCGTTATTTCTGAACTAGGTGGTTCAGCTATAGCCCCTGTAGAGGGTGTCTTACTTCAAGATGGTAAGACCGTAGTAGTTGAGACTACTGATGGTAGAATCCTTGAGGTCGGAAACATCGATGAGATGACCGATACAAAGTTGAGTAAATTGGGAATTGAACCAATCGTATCTACTGTGAACGTTGTCGATGATACTATCCAGTATAATGGTGAACCTATACAAGTTGTAGATAAGAGCATTAAGCGTGACAATGACGGTAACGTAAAGAGCGTAATCGTTAGGAGTCTAGATGGTTCTAAAACTCAAACAGTTAAAGGTAAAGCAGCCGAGGATATTGTATACAATAATAAATTGGCAAGACAGGAGCAGATTAATGCCATGCCTCCTGCTGAGAAAGCGAAGACACTTGCTGAGGTTATTTCAGCAAAGGTGGAATCAACTAAACAGACTGTAAAGGATAATATCACTAATGCTATGTCTGCATTACAGGAAATTGCACCAGACGTAACAGTTCAAGTATTTGAAAACGATTCCGATTTTGACAAGGCAGCAGGTAATGAGGGCGCAGCAGCATTCTATAATCCTACAACTAAAACAATAGGTATTAACTTGAATAAGGCTGACGGTACAACGGTTGGTCATGAGGCTTTCCATGCCATATTGACAGAGAAGATTAAGGATGACGCTCAGATACAAGAGATTACTCAGAAGATGGTCAAGGCTTTGGAGGGTACACTATCACCAGAACTCAACCAGAGGTTGAATGATTTCATCCAAAACTATGACGGAGCCATCCAGAGTGAAGAGAAACTAGCTGAACTGGTAGGTATCCTTGCGAACAACTATCAAAAGATGCCAACTCCTAAGAAGACAATCATCAAGCAATGGCTTGAGAGACTGGCTAAGGTTTTTGGTATGAAACCATTTACCGATGCTGAGGTTACTACTGTATTGAACGTAATCGCCAAGAGACTTAATAAAGGGGAGACTATTACCGAGGGTGACATTAGTGCATTGAACGTTAAGGTTAAAGTTGGTAGGGTAAAACCTGCACAGAACACACGTTACAGTAAGGTAATGGATGCTTTGCAGAAAGAACGGTTCCCTGTGAATCCTAATACTAAGGTGAGGAAGAACTTTCCACTTAAAGAAATTGAAGGGCAGAACGTGTCCAGTACACTTTCCGATAAGTTATTTGCAGGTACTATGGGTACTTTCAAATTCCTAGGTGGAGTTGGATATCCTATTATTACTGGTAGATACTGGGCAAGTGATTCTGTGGGTGCTGCCAATAAGATTGTAAACGAATCTAGGAAGAGCAAAGACGGTTACAGGTACCTACTACCTGCAATCATGTCTCCTTCATCTCATATATCTAACAAGAACTCGACTATAATCGCTACAGAACTCCTTAAAGAGTCATACGCAAATGGTGAGTACACCACGGAGGATATGGTTAAACAGTTAAGGAGAACCTTTAAAATCTCAGGTAAGAAGGCTGACCTGACTAAGTACCAACCTGCTATAGAGCAACTTGCTAAGTACAAGAGCGTTGACAAGATGATGAATGACCTTCAAAACCTGATGGTCAACGACATGACCTTTAATGAAAGGAAAGCAACAATGGAATCTATCCTAGGTCAGGGTGTAAAAACTAAATACCCAACGGTGGGTAGTGTAATGGAATTGGCTAAGTCATTAGAGGAGCCAATGACCTCTGACGCAGGCACACATGACGTCATCACAGTAATAAGAACCAAGGGTAACCTTAAGACTGTGGAGACTCCTAAAGACGATGAGTTCTACCACGAATCCTATGGGTTCCACGTAGAGTCTGACCAAGAGATTGAAGTATTGGTTTTAGATGGCGCATATCCTTTAGTTGATATTATCCCTGAGTTCAGAAAACAAAAGGATGATGAGTTAGTATCTCTAATTAATGAGTTGGAAACCAAACTAGGTACTAGGAAGAAGGGTAGTAAATCTAATTGGGACATAGAGGGTATACGTACAAATCTCGGACGTACACACGGTCTGAGTTCATATAGCGCACCTATATCGATTATGGAGACTAGATTCCAGAAGGATAAGACCCTTGACGGTCTGGTCAAAGAAGGAAAGGACGCAGGGTTCACTAATAAAGAAATCAGGGATTTTCTTAAACAGAAGGGTTACGAAGTTAAGGATATCGATTCAGCCTTGAATGTTCCCAAGGGTAACAGGGAATTGCTTGATATGTTCGATGACATTAAGAAGATGGTGGACAACAATATCTCTGATAAGAACATTCTAAAAGGATATAAGACCGATAAGGAAAAGACTATAGCGAAAGGTTATATTAACAGAGCAAGGGGTATGACTGCTGAACAAGCAGCTACTACCTTCCAAGATGCTTGGGATAAAGCCATTGCTGACCAGAAGAAGGGTAGAAAACTTGATAAGAATGTAACAGCTATGGAAGATGCTATTGAAAAAGCGATGACTGAAACCGTGGACAGGCAGTTTGTACCTAAGAAAATCCTAAACAATGCAGGATTCGAGAATAGCGTTGACTTCATGGTGGTTGGTGCAGGTGCATCATCGTACGCTAAGAATGAATACGACAAACTTTACGATAAGATTTACCTAGGACTGACTAACACACAGCTAAATGACCTTGACCAGATTATACACCTAGAAAGGGTAATTGCTGTGGATGAGAATCGTGCAGACCGAGGAATGCCTCCAGTACGTCACCAAGGTGGTATGACTGATGTGGCAGCTAGGGATGTATTGGCTAAGATGAAGGAAAGACTTGGAGATGAGGCTTACAATGACTTGAGCAATAGAGCCAACGATTACTTCCAAGCGTACAAGGACATCCTTAAACAAATGAATAATGAAGGTATAATTACAGACGCTACTTATGAAGAGTTTGCCGATGTGAATTATCAACCTACAGAGTACATAGAGTACTTGGATTCATTGGATGGAGAGTTCCTAGTTGATGAACTACGTAAGAGAGAAAGCGCACCGTTATCTAAGCCTCAGATTAAAAGTATGAACTTGGGTAGCGAGGGGAGCCAGATTACTGACTCTAATTATCTATTACAAAGGACATTACTTACCCGTGCTGCTGCCGTATTCTCAAACAGGCTGAACAGTACGTTCGCTGCAGAATTTAAAAAGCAAGCAGCAGTTGTTGAGGACTTGAAAGCAAAGGCAAAGAGAAATGAGATAGGAAATAAACTGACAAAGGCTGAACAAAAGATTGTAGACAACTTTACACGTCTACAGTCCAAAGTTCGTATGGATGAAATTAAAAAGTTCAATAAGAAAGGACAACCTAAGTACAAGATGGAGAAGGAAAACACTAGAGGTTTCTCTCCAATCTACTACTATGAGAATGGTGTAGCCAATCGTATTTACATGGAGGATGAGTTCCATGCAGCATTTACCGATACTCAGGAGCAATATCTTAAGAGTAATGCTAAGGAGGCTGTATCATTGTTATCTGGTCAGGCTGCTGTAACGAGTATAGCTACTGGTAACAACCCTGCTTTCTTCATCACCAACATGCCTAGGGATTTCATGTTTACATTGACGTTCTCTAAGGAATATGGTAATGAGGTTATAAGTAACGGTGTTAAATTGATGATTGACCTTACTAAAGGCATGGGTAGTGCTCTTACTAGAGGTTCAGACTTCCAGAAATACGTACAGTATGGTGGAGGTATGGACTACCTTGCCCTACAGGGTAAATACAAAGGTACAACTAGATTGAACCGAGCAATCGACAATGCAGTTAGTCAAAAGAACCAAGACAAGGTTACACGTAACCTAGTTAAGAAGTGGGTTGACAGGTGGAACCTAGCGTCTGAGGCAGGTATGAGGGTTGCAGTATTCAACAAGAGTATCAAGAATCAATTAAAGGCGATGAAGGTAAGTGACATAAACACTCTATCCGAGTCCGAACAAACTATAGTTTATACTAAGGCTGTACGTTCTGCTAGAGAATTGACTGACTTCAACCAAGGTGGTCGTGTTGTTAAGACTCTAAACTCAGGTATTCCTTACTTGAATGCAGCTACGCAAGGCACAAGGGCAGCTATTGAGAGCACTAAGAAACGTCCTCTTGAAACTGTAGTTAGAATGGCGCAGGTGGTTGGGTACTCCACAGCAGCAGTACTAGGTCTTTCTATGTACCTGATAGGTAAGTATACTGACGATAATGACGAGGAACTTAAAGAAATGACCCGTGCTGATAAATACTTTGCTACTATTGAGCAGGTAAGTGAGTATGACCTTAGAAACTATTTCATCATTCCATTGGGATACAAAGATGATAAAGGGAACTGGAGATACTTAAGAATGGCGAAGGCTCAGGCTGTAACTCCTATGATTAACGCTGCGGAGCACATGCAGAGAGTAGCATTGGCTAATTATACTGGTTCCAAGTACAAAGGTGACTTGCTTAAGATTGCCACAGATGCTGTGAGGTATAACATACTCCCAGTAGATATTGGAATACATAAGAGAATCCCTGCAATAGACGCTACAATGGCTATGACAGGAATGGATGGCTATACAGGTAATCCACTATCATGGGATTTAGGTAAGATTTCACCAGAGAATGAAGGTATTGTTGATGACAGGGTAGAGCCTCTTTACAAGAAGTTTGGAGAACTTACTGGTCTATCACCATTAAGATTTCAATCTGCCATGGAGTCATTCATTACTACACCTAGTACTAACCCATATGTGGGTATTGCTTATGCATTGGGTAACTCAGTTACACCAGACGGTGAACCATTTGACCTAGGCGAGGCAGCAGGTAATATTGCAGCAGCTACGGTTAAGAGGGTAATCAAGAGTGGTTCCCCTTACAACGTTATAGCTAAGGTTGAGGAAAGAATTTCACCAGAGGTTGCAGCAGCAGAAAGAGAGAGCATCCTTATCGAGGACGCAGTCAAAAAGTCTGCTAGAAAAGTCAAATTGGGTGAATCAACTCCCAAGGAAATCCTTGAGACGTTTACAAAGGTTTACGAAAAACAACCTTTGATGATGGATAAAGCGAAGAATTGGTTTAAGGCTGAAATGTCTAAAGAGAAGAAGGAACCTATAATCAACAGATTGAAATACGAGCGTAACAAACAAGTACGTGCCGTATTCATGGCTGAATACTATGGTAACATTCTAACTGGAGGTTTAGACCCACAAGAGGCTAAGATACTTAAGGAACTGAAAGATGAAGGAGCAATCGATGCGGAAACTATGCAATACTACTTCCAACTCTTTGAGCAGGAATAGTTGCCTCGGTGGGAATCGAACCCACATGTGACCGATTACGGTTTCTATTCATTATGAGTGAAAGCCGATACGAGGCGATGTTGAACCTGTGACTGGATTCGAACCAGTATTTGCAACTCCAATTACGCTTACCAACTTAGAAGGACGGCACGGTTACACAGGTATATGTCAGGTCACCTCCTGACTAGTCACTTAGGTTAAGGGTTATTTCTGTTACCAGAATGCAGCTTGTGACTTCCCTAAGCCGAATGGTGTTTTGTAGCGAAGGTGGAAATCGAATCCACGAAGTCAGGCTTATGAGACCCGATTGAATACCAATTCTCTTCGCAATGTTACTTTTTAATCCAAATCCTTCTCGCCATTCCGACACCAATTGCAAGTTCTGCGACAACTTCGGCAAAGAATACATGGATTCCATTCGTTGTCAATGCCAGTACAAATACTGTAGTACCGACCACCGAGTTAAGGATTGCAAATACCCTTGTGTGAGGTGTTGCATAATAAATCAAATTGAATACTGCTGATGCCATAATACCTGCAGTAAACAGATTATGCGTTAAAGGGAAGTCGTACATGTTGAACGCTAACGTTCCTGCCGAAGCAGCGACTACTACCCATCCCCATATTCTTCTCCCGAAGATAGCATCTAATACAAACGTCAACATAATTGACAAGTGCATAAGGACGTACCAATGGTTGTTTGGTGATAGTGCGAATGCGCTTTGTGATATCATTGGTGCATCCTTTGTTCCCCATAATATAGCTGCAAACACCAGTACAGCTACGAGAACTATTGTTCTTAGTATCTTCATATCGCAAAGATACAAATAAAATGTCAAAGAACCAAATTTTGTGCGCAATACAGGATTCGAACCCATACCTTGACATTGGAAGTGTCTTATGCTAACCATTAACACCAATCACGCATTTGTAGGAATAGAGAGATTCGAACCCCCAGTCTCACAGGTATCAGCCGTGTGCATTGACCAATTATGCTATATTCCTATATTCTATCCAATTAAGTTGTTCTTGGATAAATTCTTTATCTCTTCTTTCCCATTCACTTGATGTCAACTCCCACCATTCCTCTTGGTACTGCTCATCTCCGTACCATCTTTTAAGCTGCAGTTCCATATCCTTGTCAGCTATCTTTTCCTCTAAGGTTTTCTTGTCTATCCCTGTACACCAAGCACATCTACAGCGATGATTTATTTCTCTTGTGCGTCTTCCATCCCAGAAAACATTACCCTCTTTATCTTTTCTTCTAGTTCTGCTCATAACATTACTTTTTAGTACCCGTTGGGAATCGAATCCTCGATTTGTGGAATAGATGGGAATCGAACCCACGAAAACCTACTTGCAAAGTAGATTACCTAGCCAACACGGTACTACCCCAATAAAAAACCCTCCTTGGTGGGGAGGGCTTGTACGTTTTAGTCAAATGACTTTATAACATAGAAATCCTCCCCAAGAGTTTATCCTTAGTTCTGCCAATAATCGCTATTCCTGTTACTGTTCTCATCTGCTTTATAATCCTTTAACTTTCTGTTCTACTTCTTTTTTAACTAATTTCTTTACTGTGCTTAGCTTTGCTGCTAGTTTGGGGTTGTTGTCTAATACTAAGAATAATAATATTGCCCCTGTAATCATTCCTGCGATAAATCCCATACGGTTCTCTGTTTTAAATGTTCTGTGCAAATGTACAACTTTTTATTTAATAACCTACACTTGGTCTAAAATCTCCCATTCTTCCTTCCCGTTAGGGGAAATTACAGGGGTTTCGAACGATGTAATCTGGTTCTCTTCATTGACACGGGCAAATTGATTAACGTACCTGATTGTCTTTAGGAGTTCTGGATTCATCTGTGGGTTATACTCTTCCGACTGGTCAAGACGATAAAGGAACTCAGCCTTCACACTTTGAGGTAACGATGTCATGACTTCCACCACAGCATCTACGTCTATCTCCGCAGGAACCTGCTTGAAGACAAAGTTACCTGCTTTCCAACCCTTCTTGGTTACTCTTCCACCTGCGATGAGCGCAGCTAATGCTACGTCCCATCTTACATAATTTGTTACTTCTTTCATGAGAAATGTTTTAATTTAGATTGAATTTATATTAATGTAGTGAATTTGTAATTGATACAATTTATCTGTTGAACTCTACCGTCTGCATTGATTATTGCGTGAGATTGCAACCAACCGCTTGCACCAGTATTGTATCCAACTCTTAAGTAGGTAGAAGTACCCACAGTAACAACCCCATCAACTCTCGATGGTGTGTGTGTGTGCCCCGTAATCATCTTTGTAGAAAGTTTCTTGAACTGGTTAGGATTTCCCCTACTACCATTCGCTCCCTCATGACCATGGACACCTAGTTCCCAATCCTTAAGTCTGTAACTTTCATCAAGTGCCAGAGTTTCGATACCATCTATGTTGTTGTCCAGTATCGTAGCTAGGATTCCCTTCTTTGCAAAACCTTTAAGCAGTAATGTAGAATACTCCATGTACTCCAGAGCGTTCTCTACATCCTTCTTCCAGTCCTGATTGATTAGATACGCCTCAATCCAAGCATCGTGATTAGAATTTACCACAACGAAGTTGGTAGCGTACTCCATCTCTTCCTCCAGAGCCTCGGTAAAACCTATGACATCATCAATCTCCTTTTTTAAGGAATGGTCATTGGTCTTCATCTTAGCAAACTTAGCGAATGGATTCTTAGACTCGTGCCTGTTGATACTATGACCGTTAAGTACATCATGCAACACCACAGTCTTAGGCTGTAATACATCACACAATGTCAATGTACTTGTGATACACTCAGGGTCGTGGTCACCAACGTGGATATCACCTAATACAATAGCCTCTACCCTCTCTGCCCTTACTACCCTTCCATCCTCAACCAAATTGATAAGGTCTGTGAAGTTTCCACTTCTCTCGTCTGCAGTTATCTGACGTACGTAGAAGTCATCCCCATCAATCTCTACGATTACACAACCTAGGGTGTGATGGAATTGTCCAATCTTACCTGACTTTGAATCCGTATAGTTTGGAACGGTACATGCTCCTGTGGTAAGCATCATCTTAGGCTTGTACCCGTTTAAAGCAGGTACTACTTTTTGATGAACACGAGGGTGACCGATTATGCAGCTACTTTCGCTACTTACCCCTTCGAATGATGAGAGTGGTAGTCTGGCTGTGGGGTGAATCTTAATGTCGGATAGTATCTCCATGTACTCATGGATTTTATGTCTACTGGCATCTAGGTAAGGATGAAGACGTTCGTCCCATACCTCCTTGTCCGAATCTGGAAATATACTGGTAGGGTTTCTATACCTGCCTGCAATGACACTAATCTCAGCACCTAAGTGTTCAGCATAAGCCTCTAGGTTCCTGAGAAACCCCAAGTGAACTGGGGTGGAGTTCTGACCCCATGTAATAAGGTAGTACTGTTTGTCCTGTAGGACTTTCTTTTGCGCCTGTACAAACTGCGCTGTAGGTTCATTAACTATTTCAAGTACCTTAGCCCATTTACGGACAGCACGTTTTGTGACACCAAACTTCTCAGCAACCTGCGCCTGTACCCAATCCCTTGGTTCCTTACTGGCGTATAGATTACTAATCCACTTGATATCAGACTTGGTTAAATCTGTGTATCTCATCTACCTATCTGTATTAAGTTCTTTTATCTTTTCGATTAGAGTCTCCACAACCACCTTCTCTTCCTCATCAGTCCCATCTACCATTACTTCGTAGAGTGTGTCAATATCATCGTGGAGTTCGCTACAAAATGCAAAGATTGCACTTGTCCTCATGTCTTTAACTTCTTCTTTACTTGCCATCTCTATGGTGTTTGATTAATTTCACTACTTCTTCGCACTCGCTAATCTTCTGTGGCTTGTAGATAATCAACTTATCTGGGTCAGCCTTGGTAGATTTAGCTAATAGTTGCTTAAAGAGTTTCCATCGTATAGGGAAGGATTCATTAGCAAAGCCTTTGGTTTCGATTATGAAATCTTTACCGACAAAATCAGGGGTATACTTGATACCCAGTACCTTCTTTCCACCTCTATCAATCATATCACCCTTACCCCTTCGTTCGTAACACTTGAACGGAAAGTTAAATGACTCGATTAGATTAAATGAATGTGGCTCGTACTTGAACTCAATCTTAGCTGCATCTAGCAACTTAGCCATTGTCAATTCCAAACCACTCTTGTACTCAGTTCCCTTGAAGTTTAAATCTTTTTTCTTCTTAGGTTTTGCTGAAATAGGCTTACCTCTTCTTCTCTTATATGACATAATATACTCTTTGGTACAAAAGTAGTTAAATTATATCAAACTGCCAAAACTAGAACAGTTCCAACTGCGGTGGGTGTGGGTTCTCCAGTAATCTGGTTCCCTTCTCTATCGGTGTGATAATCTTACGACATTCTGCTAGGTAATACAGTTCATCAATCTTATAATCAACTTCCTTCCTGTAGTCCATAAAAGGTTCAACGTTGAACCCTGCATTAATCTTCTGATACGCACCGACCTTCTTGCCCTTGGTGAACTTCTTGAGTAGGGTCTTCCTACCCTTGGCAATGTAATAACGCACTACCTTGTCTGGGATGAGTGTAGCCCTTCCCTTATCGACTAGGTAATACTCACAGCTATTGATAACCCTACGACCAATACAATAATCGTAGATGGTGGTGTACTCAAGTTTACCTTTGGAGTTGATGAACTCCCTTCCTACGGCACCGATGGTTTCCTTAATAGGTATACCACTTATGAAGTATTCTGAAAGAGCAATCGACACAATACGCTGACTGTTATTCTTGTGACTCTCCTTATCAATCTCAAAGTCACCCTTGTACTTGATTTTATCAGTCTCATCCGTTATTGGGTCAACAATCTCTGCAATGTAATCGTTAACAGTAGAGAATACAATCTGTCTGTAGTGTGTGTCCTCAAGTAAGAACTGAGTCTTCTCTTCCCACCAAGCGTGAATCTTATCAACGATGTACTGCATGGTCTTAGGGTAGTGTACAACAACACCATCCGTGTTCACCGATATGATATCTATACCTCTTATATGGAACGCCTCAATCAACATCAGCAAACTCAACTCACAGCCTATTGTAACCTTATACTTAGCCAATGGGTCAAACTGCCAAGAGTGTGAGGAACCTAGCTTACCAAATCCACCACCGTTCATCGCTAATTTGATTACAGCCTGTTCATCGTTCACTTCTTCCCATTCCTCGGAGCCATACTCCAGAGTCTTAAGTTTAGGTTTCAACTCATCCAATCTATAGTCGTAGTTGTTACTAATACCAGTATTCCACTCAACACCTAAATGCTGTGGATATACCCCGTTGACAACTATAAACCTAGGATACATGGAACCAACATCCTTCTCCATTAACGTCCAACCTTCCTTCCTCTTCTGAATACGTGGTGAATCGACACTATGAAGTCCACCCTTGGCAAACTTAATCTCAACACCACCTAGATGAATAGTCCTTTCGAACGGGTCACCATCTCTGAATCTCACATTCTTAAGTTCCTCTATGAACTTCTTCATCTCTGGAGTGTGAAACTCTATGAACTCAGGAATGATATCAATAAGGTCGAACTGTTTGTGAAACGTACGTTTGTTCTTAAAATCCTTGTACTTGATACCAGAAAGTTCTTCATAGTTTACACGATTGATGTACTCACCAATCTTAACATCCGAGTAATCCATCAGGCTCGTGTTGTACTTCTTACCCATTCTCTCACGTAACTTAATGGCATTCAATGACATAAGGTAGAGTTCGTGTGTAAAGTCAACATCGTTCCAACAATACTTAACCATCTCATCGAACAATCCTTCTGGAACGTTCGTGTTAGGTGTGATAGGAAGGTCTTGCACCTTGTGCCACCTCATGGTAAATTCTAGCCACTTAAGACTGGAACGCCTAGCCATATTATCATAATGATTAATCTTAAACAGGTCAATCTGCTTAACCTTCCTCTGGGATTCGAATATGATAAATGTTTCGTCCTTGAAGATATTCTTCTGTACCCAACGGAACCAGTTAAGTAACTTGGTTTGTGGGTTCTCCAGAAGATAGTGCAATACAGGGTAATCATAATGATTGTTGTTGAATCCAATCATCCTGATATCACTCTGTTCCAATGTCTCTATAAGTTCTACCCTGTCATCCTTCCTATTAGAAATCTCGAAAGACTTTCTATAGGTGTTATCAGGAGTCCTGATATTCACGCAGAAGAAATTAGGATAGAACTCTATGTCATATATATAATCCATATTATGTTTTAAGATTCACAACTTGCACACGTCAAGAGGTTTCTTTTAAACTCCTGCGCTGCGTTAAGGTTATTCTGGTAATACAAAGTCTTCACTCCAAGTTGATGTGCTGTCAATAGCAACTCATTAATCTCCTTGATTGAAGTCTTAGGATGTATCATTACATTCAATGACTGAGACTGACATATGTACTTCTGCCTCTGAGCAGCCTGTTGAATGATTGACAACTGACTAATCTCAAAGGATGTCTCATACACCTTCTTCAAGTGGTCACTAAGAAAGTCAAGATGCTGTACGGAACCGTTGTTCTCCTTTATGGATTTCCAAACCTCCCTAGTATCCTTACCTATACGAGCAAGTTCTCTAGTAAGGAAAGGGTTTTTAACGGTAACCTTAATCTTGGCTGCATCCCTGATGTAATAATTACTCTCATGAGGCTGAATGGTCTGACTCACCTGCCCTAGGATAAACGAACTACTCTTTGTTGGTGCAATGGCAAGTAGCGTAGTATTACGTCTCCCATATCCTTTTAAAACAGGTGGCTCTCCAAACCACTTAGCCATGTCTCTGGAGGCTATATATGCCTTCTCCTTGATATCCTTGTGGATTCTTACATTATGCTGCATCGCATCGAACGAGTCAAAAGCTATATTCTTACTCTGCAGGTAATCATGCCATCCAAGAACTCCAAGACCTAGGGCACGGTGATTCTTAGCGAATGTATGTGCTCTAACCATATCCTTATCCCCTTCTGTCTTCCTAATGAACTCAGTCATCACAGCATCTAGGAATATTGTAAGGATTTCAACCGCATCCGTATCCTTCCACTCATCGTAATGTAATAGGTTCATTGAGGATAGGCAGCATACAAATGACTCTTCCTCATTGGATGGTAAGCATATCTCACTACAGAGGTTTGATGCATAGATTGTACGACCTTCGTTCCTGTAGACATCCACAGTATTTCTATTTACTGTGTCCTTGAACATGATGTAAGGTACACCTACTTCACCTCTTGCCTCTATCACCTTAGCCCATGTCTCACGCTTTGCTTGGTCTCCATCCTTCATCTCCTGTAACCAGTCATCACCTACACAAACTCCGTAGTACATTAACTGGATAGGATTCCCCTCCTTCAATGCATCTAACCATTCCAGAATATCTGGATGTTCTATGTCAATGTAACCTGCCATGTATCCACGTCTTGTGGAACCCTGAGATACTACATCGATAAGGGTGTCGAATATCCTAGCAAATGGATAGGAACCATTACTCTCCCCATTATCAGTAATCTTAGAACCTCTCCCTCTGATGTGACCAAAGTATGCTGAGGTTCCACCTCCGTACTTGGACATCATCCCAACCTCCTTGGCTGTTCCTAGAATCGATTCAACACTATCACCAATGTAACTACCAAAGCAAGAGATGGGTAACCCACGCTCTAGCCCAAAGTTAGCCCATACTGGGGATGATAATGAAAACCAACCCCTTGACATGTAGTCGTAGAACTTATTTGAAAAACCCCTAATACCAAGGATTCTCTCAGCCTCATCAGCTATTTCTTTAATTCTTTCTTCTGGAGTAACCCCTTCTAAGAGGTATCCACGTTCAAGGAATGTCCTGCTGTCCTTGTTCAGCCAATCAAATTTTGCCATGTTAAAATAAGTCTTTAGAAGTTACACTTTTACTTTTCTTTGAGTACGATGTACTACGCTTGTTGAAGTTGTCATTATCCTTACTCACCAGAGCCTCATCATCAAACCACTCGGTCAAGTCAAGCATATCAGTATCCACTTCGAACTGTGGTGCAATCCCTAGGGACTCCAATGAACTGTTAAACCTGTCACGTATGAAGTTGACAACTACATCTTTTGGTAGGAAATCCAATTCCCCGTCTTCAAAAATCCAATCTAGGACTTTCTTCTCTGCAGTCTCTGCCTTGACGCATGCCTTGATAATAGCTTGCTCCATCTCATCATCAAACCACTCAGGTTTCTCCTTCTTCAATATCTTTACAATCTCGATACCGAACATACCATGAATGTCTTCCTCTTTACTGGTAGCCTCTACGATATTGGATATGCCCTTGAACATGCCTTTGTGCTTGTTGAATGACATCATGATTAAGAACTGGCTGAACAGGGAAACGTGTTCAATGAAGACTGAGAATAATAGTACCGACAAAGCATAGGTCTTATCATCCCTACTACGGGAGCCACTTATGTGCTTTTGAAGGTAATTGATTCTGTCAATCATTGCAGGTATCTCGTGTATCTTCTCGAACTCATCATTGAGACCTAACTTTTCCAGAAGGAAAGCGTAGGCATCTGCATGACGAATCTCTGACTCAGCAAATGTCATACCCACAGCACCTATCTCAGGCTTGGGCATCCTGTCGTATATCTTAGCCCAGAAGGTCTTAACAGAAATCTCTATCTGAGAGATTGCCATCATGGTCTTCTTAATGACTGAGCGTTCGGCAGGGGAAACATTTACTTTAAAGTCTTGGATATCACTTGACACGTTAAACTCTGTGTGTAGCCAGTATGAATGGCGAATTGCATCTTTGTAATAGAGCAAGTCAGGGTATTCGTAGGGCTTGAATGCAACCCTTCGGTCAAATAAACTCATGTTTCTTTATGTTTTTTTGGTTAAAAGCGGAACTACGAAGATACAAATAATTTATCAACCCTAATTTATCTGGATGTTGTTGTTTACTGTAAACGGTATAGTACTCTTGGATATACTAGCACTAAGTGGTTGACAGTACATGTAGGTATATATCTGAGTAGGTTCGTAATCTGTATTCAAATTAACAGTACCTCCATCGGTTTTGAGTATCTGAATAGCCTCTTCACCTTCCACCTTTGTGAAGATATACCACCCATCAGACTTTACAAACATATCCTGTCCATCTAGTGTAGGGGTAGGTTGTATCGTATTCTCCTTATTGACAACCACAACTGCAGAGTATGGATTCTCCAGTAGAACTTCAATGTCTCTATTGACACCTAAGTCTAAGACCTGCTCACTAAACCAGTAGTAGTTATCACCAGTCTCTGGTAATATCTCCCCATCAAATGTAGATGTGAACAGTCTATAATTATCACCGTGATTTGTGAAGGTGAAACTACCTGCGTTATCATCTATGACAATCCTCTGGATTTCTCCATTGTCCAAACTCTCCAATACTAGGTAATATGTCCTACTATCTATAGGGGCAAATGTCTCAGGGAAGTCACAACTTTTACTGGCTTTGTTATTGAATTGATTGTTCACCACCCACAGCTTATCTACAGTTATCGATAGGGTAATCTTTTCGGAAATCAAATCAGTTTCCTTTCTGCACGAACCAACTATCAATATAGTTAATAGTAATGTAATTATGTTTCTAAGTTTTATATCCATGATAATGCTTTTGAAATGATTGGTAACTCTTCTATCATGATTGCTTTAATCTCCTGAGCAATCAATCGTATCTCCTTCTGAGCATGCTCATCATCCCTTATGTTCAAGAAATGTATCCATGACCTAATTGTACCAGTCATATAGATACGAGTCTTGGTAGCCATAGGTAAGACCATACGTGCCTGTTCCCTAGCAACTCCTACCTCTAATAACTCTTCATATAAATTCTTAGAACGCATCATGTGCTCCTTAATCAGAGTATATGCATCTTTATAGTCATACTCTCGACCATTGGGATTACGTAATACTAATGTAGATGGACATATAACTTTCTCACTACTCTGTCTATTGTTAGTAGACTGTTCCCTCAACTCTATATCCTCAAACATTCCACTCTCACTAATCCTACTAATATCCTGATATCGCTGTGAGAACTCTTGGAACGTGAAAGACCTATGGCGTATCAACTGGATACCTATAGCCTTGGACGTTGTGATGTCAAATGTAATACTTGCATGCTCAAAGGGTGAAAAATGCTTATGTTTTAATAAGTAATTCAGTAACCCCTCTGGTTTTTCTGATTTGTCTTTCCTACTACTGGATACTCTGGCTATTTCAACAATAGTAACCTCAGCGTTTGGGGTTATAGTTTTTAGTTCTACTTTCATATATTCACTCTTATTTGATTATTTACTACATTACATACATAACCATTACTAGTATTGTATTTACTTGCTAACTCCCTCATTGAATACTCACCAGTACTATAATCCTTTATCTTTCTCCACTCTTCTATACTAACTTTCATGAACTACAGGTTTTTTACATTCTGGGAACTTCTTCTTAATAATTGCGTACTTGTTGTTCCAAGATGGAATCTCGAACAAACACTTATCATCGATGTACACATCTGCGGATATCTTACGGGTATCACATCCGTACAGGTCAAGGATATGTGGCATGTTCTCATTGAACTCATCATACTTTATCCCACGTATCTTAAGGAATGTCTTAGCATCCTCAGCAGCCTGACCTTGTCTACAGGTATTGATTACGATTGCATACCCCTCATCATATAGCTGATTGATATACTCCTTTGCACCCATACGTTCCCGTCCAATAGCAGGATAGGATAATGTGCAGATGGTTCCGTCAAAGTCCACAGCTATTACCACCGAAGTTGCTACAAACTTTCTCTTTAACATTTCCTTTACCATTATCGTAGTATATAATTAAACACATCAGTTACCTTGTACTCTAGTTCTTCCAGAGTACCTGCGTTAGGGATTACAAAGTCAGCCTTCTCCCATAAGTCGATGTCAAAAGAATCTTCTGGCTCCAAAGCCTCATGTGGATTGAATACCCCAATGACTAGGTCAAACAGACCTTGGTCAAGACACTCTTCAACCTCAGCATTACTTCTCATACCAACATACATATCAGCATTAAGGAGTATATCCTTGGCTAGACGTGCCTTGTCGAACTGATTGTATCCACAGATAAGGTCGTGCCACTCTGCTCTGTGGTTTACTCTATCCGCAAAGCATTCCTCTGGGGTAATGTATCCGTACTTATCCTTCAACTCATCGTAGATAAAGATGTTGGCTGCTGCTTGTGAGGATGACTGAAACTCCAATCCGAAGTTATCTCTAATCATCTCTGCTATCGTATCCTTGCCATGTCTTGCATGACCAATAATTAGTATTTTCATTAATATTTCGTTCTTTTAATCCGTTAAAAATCTAACCATACGTTGTCTACAATTAAAAAATATCGTGTAGGTGGTCGCTTTCAAAGTTCATCCCTCCTAAATCTTCTTTGTTAGGTGGTTTTATTACTCCATCATGTTTAGGTTTCCAATCAGGAAAAACCATTTTAAAATCTTTAATTGCATCCCTTACCATACTCGGTGCGTAAGTGTGTCTACCATCAGCATATCTTATAGCCATCCAAATGGTTTCCTCAAATGCGTGTTTTAGTTTTTGTATTTTTTCTTGGTCTGTCATAATCCCATATTTTTTAACAGATGTACAACACCATATATAAAAAATTGCCATAGGTGGTATTCTGCAAAGTCTTGTTATTGTTAAGTTAATTCGTTTTTAATGTCCAGTTTTTGCGTTAATAAACTGGACAACTTTTCATATATTTTAACGTTAGCAATAATATCTAACGAAGTACATCGCATAGTTTTTTGTTCCAATTTTGGTTTAATGTTAAATTTTGGTCGGGTATCACAACATAGTAATTTAGCTTTTCGTCAATAACTGTTCCGACAAACGTTTCGTCTGTATCTGTTGGATGCCATCTAACCCTTACAGCAGGAATACTATTGCTAACACCAGATAAAATTAATTGCTCTATTGCGTATTTTAAAGTTGAGTAGGCTGCATCGCTCACATCTTTACTGTTGTGTAATTCCTCTAATGCTATGCTTATTTGTTTTGTGTCGTAATTCATTTATTCTTATTTATTAAATTCATTTATTAATTTAGTCGCAACTAATCTTATCTGTAATACGTTAGAGTGCATTAAAACGCACAATAACACATTATATAATTAATAAAAATTAATAAGCTAAGTGCTTCTCGCAAAATTTACAAGCCAATTCTCCAGCTTTTTTCATACTGTGTTCTTGTCGGTCTTT